AAATATCGCAGTCCCAGCGGACGGACTGTTACGAAGAAACACGTCAAGACGTATTACGCCACGGATGGGTTTCGTCGGAAGCCCACGCCGAAAAAGACGGGACGCTCGAAGACAACGCGACGGACATCTTGACAAAGACCGCTGACGATTTTTATACTGCACTGACCACGTAGGCCGATGCGAACACGGGTCGTGAACACGCACCGGGGATTCATTGGCAAATGAACACCCCCGTCCGCACTCACGGACCACTCGACTGAGGAGATTGCGATGGCAGATGAAGACGGAAGCGTTGCCCCCGAAGCCCCACTTAATGAAACGGGTGATGGGGTAACACCAGACCAGACAGACACAGGAGGAGAGCCCTCATCTGGCACCTGGCCAGCCGAGGCACAAGCCGAATACACGAGGAAGACGCAAGCTCTCGCGGAAGAACGGAAACAGTGGGACGCGCAGCGCGGCCAGCAGACACAGCAATTGCAGCAATATGCCCAGCAGTTGCAGCAACAACAGTATGCGAGGCAAGCGCAGCAACAGGCGCAACAGGGCCAGCAAAGTCAAAGTTCCATGCTGGATCAGTTGCGTCAGATGCCGTATTTAGATGGGGCAACGGCGGCCCAACTGATGGAACGCATGGTGAATGAGGGCATCAACCCTCTCAACAAGGCGCTCCGTGACCGTGATACGGCTATCTCGAAACTCTCGAAGGAATATCAAGCCTTACGAGATCGAGTGGGCGATTCCCAAGGAGTGCAAGCAAAAAAAGACCTCGATACTCGGTTTATGCAAATCCGCGAGGAGCAAGGACTCCCCGACAGCGAGATTATCAAAGAAATCATGCAGGATGTGTATTACTCGCATGAAGGCGATAGTCTCGATGCTGAATTTCCCTCGATGATGCGAACTCGATGGGAAGCGATTCAGAAGGCGGTGCGGGAAGGTGATCGTGCGGCGGCAAAGAAAGCAAAGGCTTCGCCATTCCCTTCAAAGGGAGGCGAGGTGTCGCCGACCAGTGGAAAGACTGGTGGCTACAAGACGCCCGAGGAACGGACGAATGAATTGTGGCCCATGTTGAACCCCGGTCAGACAGAATAAGGACGATCCTCCGATGAGGGGGGAATCTCGCTATGGCGAGTACAACTGATGTTATCGAGGCAATGAAATACACCTATGGTGTAGATCAAGTCCTCTATCTCGTAAATCAAGAAGTGGTCTGCTGGAATATGTTCCAGAAGATCAAGAAGCCAATGGGTGGGCGTGGTCAGTTTATTATGCCCATCATGGTGAAGAATCCTGGGGCGTGGACCGGGTTGACCGAAGGGGGCTCATTGCCCTCGAATATCAATCCCGATACGACCGAGGCGACGTTCAGCCTGCAAGAATTTGCGGGGCTGTACAACATGTCGTGGAAACTCATCCAAGATGCCAGGAATTCGAAGTTTGCGTTCCAGACGGCCTTGAAGATGATGGAAGCGGGATTTCGTCGTCGGATTCTAAAACTCATTAACGCCGACCTGATTTCCGATGGGTTGGGCAAGTTGGCGACAATGCCAGCCGCAGACAACCAGACAACCATTACGGTTGCCGAACTTCCGAGTATTGATCTCGGGATGACGGTCGATCTGATTGATGCGTCTGACAACGATGCAGACTTGGCCGCGTCTCGGACGGTCACGGCCATTGATGTGCCGAACCGAACCGTTACGATTAGCGGATCGGCTCCCAGTGGCACGGCGGCCGGGGATTTCTTCTGTATTGAGAATACGACGAAATCCGGGGCGATTTACCATACCGATGGGCTGCTGGGGATTATTGATGATGCGAACCCCCCATCAGGGAACTTCGGAGGGATCAATCGCAGCACAGCTGGCAATGAGTTCTGGGAGTCCGTGGTGTTAGAAAACAGCGGGACCAACCGTGCCCTCACGGAAGACCTCATTATGCAGTTGGAGGATTCCGTCCGTGAGAAGGGCGGGGGATCGCTGAATGCGTATATCTCGAATCTCGCCGTCGTGAGGCGCTATCATGAGCTCCTGCGCGAAGATACCTACTTCGCCATGAGTTCTCCGAAAGCGTTGGACGGTGGGTCTGGGGTGGGCCGCGATGGTGGGGCCCAGCAAAAAGGCAAGGATGGGGGAGACGGACGCACGATTTACCGCTTCAGCGGTCAGCCGTGGCATGTCGAGCCGTACTTTGCCGCGAACACCATTATCGGGATGGACAAAAAGCACTTCTACCTCGGTCACGGGGAAAATGTGGTGCCGCGTCCAGTCAGTGAAATCTTCGATGGAACAGCGTTCTTCCGTCAGACCTCGAACGCCACTTTTGAGGTGGCGTGGTACTGGCAGGGGCAACTGTTGAGTGATAACCCAGCAGCTGGCGCGAAGATCGAAGACGTTGCTGAGTCGTAAACTGAGTAGGTGGGGGGTTAGGGTTGAACTGGGGAGGGAGACCCTAACTCCCGTCACTTCGCCAGAAAGTAGGAATTCATGGGTATTAAAGCGATTGCGAAACTTGCACCAGTGCATGTCGTCTATACGATTTCAGCGGGAGAAGCCGCTGACACCGGCATCTTTGTGGCCGATCAGGATTATCAGATCATGGATGTGCGTGAAGTGCACAGCACCGCTGGAGCGAGTAGTACGACCTTGGATGTGGGCATTGCGGCCTCGGGGACGGCTCCTGCGAGCCTGACCACAGCGTTGAGTGCGGTGCTAGCGTTGGACAGTACGGCGAATACGCCGGTTCAATCGACGCTGACCGCGACCTTAGCCAACCGGAAGATGGACAAAGGCGAACAACTCTCACTCAATTGGACGGGCACGGTCAGTGCCTATGAGGGTTCGGTGCATATTGTGCTGAAACCCATTCGGACCAATACAAGCTATTAGAGGGGTTATGGATATTTTTGATCCGGTCAAGTATTCGATTGCTGAGAATAAGTTCTTTCTAGCGCATATGGGGGAATCTCCGGTGGTGGCATTGCAGGACCCGCTGCCTACTGGGGTCAATCCTGTGACGGTGCGGGAAGTCCTGGGTGCGATCTATGAACTGGACGAACTCAAGAAGCATCGAGGAAATACCTGGACGGGTCAGAAGGCCATCATCTCCACCATTAAGACGTATTTAACTGAATCAGACAAATGGATTGAGATGTCGAAGCGGGGTGCGCCACGCTTTCCCACGCTCCATGCCTGGGATGGCAAGGGGCGTCCGCATCGTGGAGGGATCGGATCAGATTCTCATCAGGTCACGACCTGGATCGATGATAAGGGGAATCGACATTCATTCCGCGTCCCCTTGAAGGAAATGACCTTACAGGACTTCAATCCTCCGTGGGTACACGAGGAAGAACCGATCCCCGAAGCATTAGTGCATGATGCTGAGAAGGGCAATCTTCAGTGTCCTGTGGATGGATGGAGCACGAGCTATAACACTGAATCCCGTAGTGCTTACAACATGGCACGGGCCCGGATGTCGCGCCATTGCAAGACCAGTAAGGACGATCGGGTGCGTGAGTTCGGATTGAAAATCTTCGGCTAACGATGTCGGACGACCAGATTCATTTACCGGTGTCGTCCTTCTTGGCCCCGCCTCGTGAGGAGTCTCTGCAATTCTGGCATCCCAATCGGTTTGGGGTGCGGTTTGCGCCAGAGAGATTTCGTCGTCGCCTTCAGTCAATGCACCCCGACCTCGATATCACCTGGCATCCTCTCAAGGAACGCTGGTTAGTGTGGTATCGGCGTCCACGCATTCAGCACGGCTGGCTGCTTCTTTTTGTTGCTGAAGATTCCCAGCACCGATACGTCCCTCTTGATGAGCGTATCATGGCGGCGTGCTATGAGCAGAGCGGGTTCAAGTGGGGATCTGGGAAGGCTTATTGGTCACGGATTGAGGACGAAGCGCAGCGTGATCAGGTGGCTCGTGATGCGGATCGTGAGCAGGGGTTGGAGGATGCGGGATCTGATCATTGGGACTACACGAAAATCAAGGTCAGCATGTGTGGGCAGTCCTCGGGGAGTAAATTCGCCAACCATCACGCAGGAGACTAGATCGTGGCAACGGGACAGACGCTACTTGACACGATGGAGGTAATGGATCGTGGCCTCCAACTCCAATCTGGTGAAACTGGGGTCACGCTAGGACTTCGTGCTTTAAATGCCGCGCAGGACCACTTCGAGTCCATGATGGCGCTTCAGCCAAATATGATGGGGTCCTCAGTCGGTACGGTGACAACGTCGGCCGATACGGAGGCGACGGCCTATCCTACGGGCCTGACGCGGTTGGACCGCCTGCAGTTTATTGACCCGGACACGAGTCGTCCTGCCTGGGATCTCGATCGAATCGGACCAGTCGGGGACCATTATTCGTCGAGTGGATCGGTGTATACCCAGTCGGAAACGACGGGACGACCGGCACGCTACTGGACGAATGGGAGCAATATCTACTGGGACCCGCTCCCGAACGGCACGCATACCGTTCGCTATTACGGAATGAAGGCGGCATCAGA